TGGAAAAGTAAAATTCACATATGATCAAAACAATAATAAGGGAAAAGCAGCAAGAAAAAAAGAAGCAATACGTTGGATGAAACTATATGCACAAACAGATCATGGAAGCGGTAAAAGAAGAGGAAGGCAAAATGTTGGTTCTTTAGACATGGGAGGAGACACTGAAGCTGGCGACGAAAGCACTCGTGATGTATCAGATGATGAACTCGCCGCTCGTGTGGCTCAAAATGAAAAAGGTAATTGGAGAGCATTAGCTAACAAAAGCGATTGGCATAAGGACGGCCATTCAAGACATGATATTATACGCAGGCAACGTGGTGGCAGCCTTGACCTTGCTGCGGCGAACAAAAAATGGGAAGAATCAGAAAATAAAATTCAATATAAATTAAATCAAGAAATAGCAGGATGGCTTAATAATAACCCTGGTCAAACGATCACACATGACATAGTAGATAAATTGCTTGAAAAGATGTTTAAGGATAAAGAATGGTTAAAAGAAGACGGACTAAATCATATTGATCCAGAAACTATTGTTGACGATTTACGAGACGTTGTGATTGCCGCAACAAAAAGCTCTACTGAAAAAGTTTCTGACGTGCAAGTAGACCCCAAAGCAGGACTTGCACTTTCAGATCAAACACACCAATTTTTTGATTTATTTCAAAAACTTGCTGAAAAGGGGAAAGTGTTTTGGAGTGCGACCGGAGAAACACTCAGCCTTAAAACTGTGCGGGATGAAAAGTTGGACCATTTTGAGTCGCTATATAACGCAACTAAAAAAAGCATTGAAGAAAGTTCAATAGACGAAATTGAAAAGAACTCTTTGTTGAAGGCTTTAAAGAGTTATTGGGACATTATAACAAATAAAGCAACCGATGTTCCTGTTGCACCTAAAACAATGACCACAAAGTTAGCCATTCCTACCGATGCCCAGATGAAAGCTTTAGATCATATTCTTCGTCAACTAGACGGTGTTTTGAAAATCCGTGATCTCACAAAAAACAAGCAAGCAGGAAAAGATAAAATTGAAGAATTAAAAAAAATCATGCCTGGCGGAAGCATAGAAGAATATTTGAAAATTTTTGACCAAGCAGCAACTAACTCGGCATTCCTGAAAACCAAATTGGAATTAATTAGAAGCAAATTAAAGAAGCTATCTGGTGATGAGGCGGCTCCGGGTGCCAAGCCCACTTCCGGCTCGGATGTGAAAGATGGCCTTAATGAACTTTAAAAAGTGGCTTAATGAACAACTCGCCGTTTATGATCCAAGAAAAAAAGTGGATTGGTGGGGTGCGCCTAAAAGTTATATTGTCAAACAATTAGATCCTATAATGAAAAAGAAAAAAAAGAAAAAGAAAAAGAAATGACAAGTTTATTTGACCAGATCAACAATCCGAGAGAACATGCTGTTAAAAAATATTTCCAAGAAATACTAAAAGAAAGATGTGCGGGCAATAAGGATATCATAGAAAAAATATCCCATTATATAATAACCGATAGGGATCTTAAAGAACTAGGATCGTTGGTGGCTAACCTATATGAGTCTGGCTATATGAAAGCGCTGGACGATTATAAAGATCAATTAAAAGGATTAGGATTAGAAGTCAAAATAAAAGCAGAAGAAAATACTAGTTACTAAAATCTGGCTGCACATTTGAAACTACGGAATATATTAAATACCCACCCGATTTTTCTATTTTGGTTTGAACTCTCCACCATCTTTTTTCTCGAACTTTCGGATAAACGATAGATCCAGCCGTAACTGCATCCGTCGTTGTCCAAAAAGTCATAGCTAAATCTTCGCTTTCAACAATAACCGCCTCGAAGCTAAATTTATCTCCATATGATATTTTGTTGTAATGTTCTCCATAAAAGTCATCAAAATGCTCTTTTGTATGTGCAGGCAGACAATGGATGATAACTTTGTTTTTTATAGTGGGAAGTTCACTATTTTTGGGATTTTCTTTTAATTCATCTTCCGCCCGATTTAAAGGTTCAACTGGTTTGGGTACAGGGGTGGGAAGTTTCACTTCAGGGGGTTTGGGCTTAGGTTTTTCTATATCTGGTTCGGCTACCGGAGAGGCATTATCCACTTGAAAACTATTGTCACGAGGGATTAGCTCGCCATCATCTCCAAATATTGTTTTTTTCCACTCCGTGTTGTGTAAAGTGAAATTTTCTAAAGCATTCCAAAAGGCCTGATCCTCCATTAGTGGGTTGGGACCTTGGAGTTTGTAAACGCTTCCATCTTTATTTTTAATAACCATAACTATAATATATTGTAAATTGAAAGTTTCTTTCATAAATAAGAAACACAATCGATTTTTTAAGAGGTAAAAATTATGAGCTTAGTCGTACCTAACGAGGGTGAACTACTGTTATTGCAGTATATGGTTAATAAGACTGAACCCGTCGATTTAAGTCTTCGCCTTTATAACAATGATCAAACTCTGGCAGAAGCTACGGTATACGCAGACCTTACACAAGTGTCTGCGGCAGGGTATGCTGCTCAGACGCTCACAGGATCAGATTGGTCCACAGCATTGGTTTCAACTAATACCGCAACTGCTTCCCATGTGGAAAAAACATTCACCATGTCCGTGGCAGCAACTATTTACGGATATTACGTCACAGCAGGAACATCCACTGTTCTTTGGGCAGAAAGATTTTCAGGAGCACCATTTGTACTCCCTGCTGGCGGAGGCACAATAGCCATTACTCCAAAGGTAACTCTGGACTAACAATACTTTATATATTTTATTTTATTCTATTCCATTTATTCTGAAAAACCCAATCAATTAGTTGATTGGGTTTTTCTATATAATATAAATCATTATAAGGAATATCATGCATTTATTTTACTCTTTATCCACGGCAATAGGGGCAGGAATATTATCATATAATTTATTTGATGGGGATATAAAGACAACCGTTGCCATATCCCTTCTTGTATTTGGATATATTGGTTCCCTGTTGTTTGTGTCACAAACAAAAAACAATAAAGGCACACCAAAAAAAGATGCGACTAAAGAAGATGCGCCTAAAGAAGATTAGTTTATTTGGCCAAACAATGCGGACATACTTTGCAGTCTACACATTCGCAATCGACGCCATCGACGCAACCACAATCGCATACGCCACGAGTACATGCAGGGGCATTGTTAAAAAAGGGACACGCTGGGAATAAAGAAGGACTCATAAACCCAAGAGTAAGTCCTATCCCAAAAGAAACAAAACACATAAACATATTTTTACACGACATTTAAATCTCCAATCATTGGCGTTTCAATAACTCCATATTAATAACCTATATATACATTGATATGATTAAAAATCCCGATGGAACCCCCTACAACGTAGCTGGGAGTCTACAACAGTTCGATCCAGAAAATCCTGAGCATGATCTTTTTAATGTTTGGGACGATGAAGCTATAAAGATAGGCGGATCACCGATATTTTATTATGAAGTATTTATTCAAGAGCAAACTGTAGATCCAATTTATTGGGAAGACCGAGGAAAGATTTATTCCAACTGCCCAGTTAAACTATGGGCCGTTTATGAACCTATCACGTCTCAAAATTATATGAATGCTTTTGGATTTGATGCACCCGACGAAATGCTGTTTGAACTTAACTATCGGGATGTTCTAAACACCTTGGGGCATCCTCCGAAAATTGGTGCCCGGCTTTATTCCCCTCATAAGCGTGAAAATTGGAAAATAGTTCAAAGGAATGTTGAAGAATTTAAATTATGGGGAGAATTAAGACTCCAATTGTTGTCATCAAGATTCCAGGAATCTCGAACTACAGGAGAAGGAAAAGTCACTCAAAAAGAACCTGACTTTAAAATAAATTCAACGACTTTAAATAAGCCCATGCCAGGCGATCCAATTAACACCAATAACGACAATGGTGAAGCTTCTGTTAAAAATGAAGAATAAATAATTTAAGAGAAATGATTTAAAAGATCATTAGATATTCTTGCATCAACATTATCAAAAAAAAATTCTACTTTATTTGGTTTATGTATTTTTTTAAAAAATCGGTTAGGTATTTTGGGAGCGTGAATAGTTCCCCTTACATTAAGTAAAAATGGCTTGTGCCCAGTTTCCTTCTTTTTTATTTTATAAAATTTCATTTATCTTTATCCTTTTTAAAGGGACAAGAAGGCTTAATTAATTTCTTAGGCATCTTCTTTTGTTTTTTCACTCTTAATCTTTCGTTTTCTTTAATCGCATTCAATTCTTTTATTTTTGCTCCTTGATAAACTCCCCTGACAGCATCCATCCCATCCTTGGCATGTAATTTTTTAATTATTTTATATTTATCATCAAAATTGTTTCCTTTGTGATCAACCCATGAATGAGACGCTATGTGTGTTGATCCTATTCTGGCCAATTCTGATTCTTGAAATTCTCTCTCTCTAATCTCCACTTCAGACATTTCTTTGATTTCATAATTTACTTTATTAGGCAAAATAAGAATTTGAGCATATGGCTCACCTTTTCTAAAAATATGTCTTCGTCCACTAGAGGGAAGTTTAAATACTACAAAAAATATACGAGGCCAAAAATCCCCTCCTATATGACCAGGAACGGGAAGTGGAACTGTGTCTGTCTGGTCTTGATAAAATCTAGGATGCGGTTCTATTCTAACAACGTGACCTTCTTCTGTTTTAATATCTATCGAAGATGTAAACCCATAATGCCCAGGTGCAAACTGCATAAATGGAGGCAGGACAGTATTGGGGCTTATTTTAGTTACATCTTTTTGCTCTTCAGTAAAATCACCCAAAACTTTCATCTCGCCATTTTCATTAACAATATGGCACTCGGTATCAAATGGATAAACTAATTCCAATCCATACGTTGATCCGTCTACAAAAGGAACACAGTGCCATGGTTGGGGCTTATCGCCATCATCATGCCCCATAGAGTCACCAGCCCAACCAGGTATTTCTAACTTGATTGGTTTTGGCGGCACTCCCTTATACCAAGTTCTATATTTTAAGTTTGTCGTTTTCATGTCCTAAACCAAAAAACAAGTTTGTCATACTAACTAATTATAATAAATCAAATTGAAAGCCAAGTCTATATGGACAGCAGTAAAAATTTAAACCAATGCGATGCTAAAAGTCTCGAATTAAATAGTCGGATTGACGATAAAACTACGGGATATTGTGATGACGGAAGCGAATCCCTAAAAAGAACGGCTGGGAAGCCAGATGTAGGGTGGTTGGAAGATGTAAGCAATAAAAAAACAGGACTTGGATTTGCTGAAACCTGCGATCCGGCGCAGACAGGTCAAATTGTTAATGACCCAGATGGCGACACGGGCACGATCTATAGATATTCTAAAGCATTGCGGGGATGCGATGAAGCCATGTTAGATATGTTTCGAAACATTGTCGCCATTGATGAAGACGGAAAAGCCCATCCTATCCCAATTATCTGGGCAACTCAAGAAAAAGCAGTAGCGGCAGTTATGCAGGATAATGTTCGCAAGGACAATAGTTTGGTAGTAGATAGAATCAAATTGCCAATGATGGCCATTAATTCATCTGACATGGTGTTCAACCAAGATAGATATATTTACCACAAGGCCACGGATTACATGCGGTCGATGAGGACTGACAACAAACCGGGCTTTACCACTTCTGAAAAACATGAACGAGATACAGTTTTTGGTGTGTCTAGAGGATTGCCAGTTGATGTTTCATACACGTTATATGTTTGGACGTTATATGTCGAAGACATGAACCAGATTTTAGAGCAAATATTACTAAAATTCTCCCCAATTGCATACATAAAAGTAAGAGGTGTATATTGGGAAGTTGGAGTCAAATTAGATTCAATAGCAAATAACATTGATGTAGAACCTGGAGATCAAAATGTCAGAGTCATTAAGTACCAATTTACTTTAACTGCTGAGACATTTATTCCACAACCAATAAAAAGAGACAAAGCTGTATTAAAAACGAGAGTTGAAGTAGTAAATAGTATTGATCCTGATAGGGTCACTGATGTGCTATCGAGATTACAAGAAGCAGTAGAGGGTTTAGAATGATAGAGATTACTAACAGACAAAAATTTCCAGTCCAACTAGTGGTTCGTTCCAGAAAATCTACCAACAGCTTTACCACATTAAACATCCCCGGCATCGGTGCCGGAAAAAATGTTTATTTGCTGGAAGATGAGAGAGCAACAGAGTATATAACTCGTGTAAAAGACTGGGGCTTAATTAGCCTTCGTAACGTACCGGATAATCAAAATTAAGGGAGAAAAGAGAAATGGCAATTTTAAAAGGTTTTCCACCTTCCAACACAATTAGCCCAAGTGTTAGAATAATTGAAAAAGATCTAAGCTTCGTGCCCCCGGATCAAAGTTTCCACCGGGCAGCAGTGATTGGCTTTGCATCTAAAGGCCCAATTAACATTCCAACGATGATAAGAAACAGAACAGAACTTCATAGAAGTTTTGGGTTTCCACATCCTAAGGACGGAGATCCTTATCTGATTTATGCCGCAATGCAATATTTGATGGTGGCTAATCAGTTATATGTCGTCCGTGTTGGCGATACAAATAACGCAAGTCACGAACGTGCCGCAACCGCACAAGTAGCAGTTGCAGATGCAGGTGGTGGAATCGCTATTGATGCCTTAACGTCAAGTGAACATGGCCCAGGGACTGCTACTCCCGGTTCATATATATTTTCAAAAGACGCTTTCTTTAGATGGCGTCTTAATGGCGTTCTGGCCTCGAAGGTTTTAGTCGTACTCGACGCAACCTACACGGCTGCCGAACTCGCCGCAGATTTAAACTCTCAGTTAACCACTTTTGATGGGATTGAATTCTATTCAACAATTCCAGGAACTCCCGCAAACGACAAACTTGCCCTTAAAGCTAGTTGGGCTTATGGGCCTAGCTCCAGTTTAGAGTTAGTATCTGTTCAAGACGCCATATATGGTGGTGCCTATAATACTGGTGGAACCGATGCTTCGCTTCAAGGAACGGGACAAAGTGGTGTCAACCCAACAGGTTTGGGAACTAGCATGACACAAGCTTCCGTAACTGGCGTAAATGATTTTGCCGGTGCTTGGACTGCTGATTCGCTTGCAGCCGGATCGTCTGCCGCTTCCAGAACCATAAGCGTTGTGGTTGATGGTACTGACAATGTTTTAGTTGATCAAGTTCAGCAAGACATTGTTTTGGCCGCACTCGACGATACTACTTTGCAAGAAGTGGTTACCGCAATTAATGCTCAGATTACTGCTGGGACTATTCCTGGTGGATTTGTCGCCTCTGATGAAAACGGCGAGGTGGACAGCGTGGCGGGAACGGAGTTAATGCTTACGACGTTGCATCGTGGTAGAGATGCGAAAATCCTTGTAAAAGCCGGTGGATTTACAGCACCTGGTTTCCCAAACACAACCAAAATGGGTACAAGCCCAAGCGTTGTTTCCGGTGCTGGTTCCGAAGAAACCGCAGGAATCCTTACTGGTGGCGTGAGTGACGGTTCATTATCTGTCACCTTTACTGCTGACAGTGCTGGTATCGAAGGCAACACGACACAAGTTATCGTTAAGAACGATAACCGTGAAGGCACCTTCCAAGTTGATGTTTATACCAACCTTGGTGATGATCAACTTGAATCTTGGGGAAATCTAGTCAAGGACTCAACTAGCCGTTTCTATGTAGAAACTTACCTAGTATTAGTTTCTGATTACATTCGTGCTATTGATACTACTAGCAATTCGGCTCCTCCTGCTGATGGGACTTACTCATTAACTGGTGGTGCAGATGGTATCCCCGCCGATCCAGATGATCAGGATACGATGTTAGCTGGTAATCCTGTTGCGTTTAGTGGTTTGTATACGATATCTGAACCGGAGCAAATTGACCTAGACCTTCTGTGTTGCCCAGGCAAGGCTTCGACAACTATTATTCAGGCTATGCTTGAAATTTGTCAGAACTACAGACACGATTGCATGGCAATCATTGATCCTCCGTTTGGCCTGACTGTTCAGGAAATCACAGACTGGCAAAATGGGACACATCCGCTTAATGGTACAAGATTTGATAGTGATTTTGGAGCATTGTACTGGCCATGGCTAAGAATGCGTGATACGCATAATAAAGTTGATGTCTGGGTTCCGCCCAGTGGTTCGGTTATGGCTGTGTATGCCAGAAGCGATCAACTCGCCGCACCATGGTTCGCACCAGCGGGAATTATGAGAGGTCAAGTGCCTAATATCTCTGACGTGTTTAGTCGTCCGACTCTTGCCGAAAGAGATTTAATGTATGGAAACCGAAACTGCATCAATCCAATTGTTCAGTTCTCTGACACAAGCGACTTTGTAGTTTGGGGTCAAAAAACCATGCAGCGTAGACCAACGGCCCTTGATCGTGTAAACGTTCGTCGAATGATGTTCGTTATTGAGAAGAGAATTAGAGCAGCATCAAGAGTGTTGCTCTTTGAACCGCATGACGAAACCTTCCAACGAGCTTTCAAAAATATTGCAACTGATATTTTAAGAGACGTTCAGGTTGGTCGTGGCTTGACAGCCTTTATTGTTCAAGCTGATGCAGATTTGAATACGCCGGATGTTGTAGATCGCAACGAATTCCGTGCAAGAATTGGTGTTCAACCAACGAGAGCCGCTGAATTTATCTTCATCGAATTCTCGCTACATAGAACAGGAAGCTTCACAGAAAATACTGACGTATTTTAAAACCGATTCGTCGTAACCGGCGTTTCTAACCTAAAAAAAACTAAGGAGATATTAAAATGGCAGAAAATATGGGCATGGGGGTCCTTGGTGGCCCGACACTAGTATTTAAACGAAAATTTAGATGGACGTTTGAAATTAAAGAAATTTGCGGTGGGGCGGAAGTTCCTAAGCACTTTGTTAAATTAGCAAGCCGTCCGAACATATCGATTGAAGAAACAGAAATCAATTACCTTAATGCTAAAACCTGGATCCCAGGCAAAGCAACTTGGGAAACGATAACGGTCACTTATTATGACGTTGCGACGAATGAAAATGCGAAACTTTATACGTGGCTAGCTTCTGTTTACAACTTCACCGATCCGGTCAAAACCACACAAGGAAAGCACAGAAGCGACTATAGTGGTACTGGGATGTTGACCTTGTATGATGGTTGCGGAGTACCACTCGAACTCTGGACCTTAAGAGACCTATGGCCTCAAGCAATCAACTTTGGTGAATTAGATTATTCTTCGTCAGAAGAAGCAACAATCGAATTGACCTTACGTTATTCGCAAGTTGCTTATGAACCATTATGTCCCGTATTCGACATCACACCGTGCTGTGATACGGATTGCGGTGCGAACGCATCTGGTGGCGGACGACCTGTTCCCCAATCGATCAACACCATCTGATGAAGCCTTAATGTTTGGACCATTTAATATCTAAAAAACTAAATAGGTTCCTCCGACTTTGGGGGAACCTATTTTTTTTTAAAAGGACAATTATGCCAGAATGCATGAACATGGGGTTAGGAACCTTAGGCCTAGCAAAAACAATATTCAAAAGAAAATTTCGATGGATGTTAGAAATCCCTGGAATTGTGGGGGATGGGATTAACATGTATCCCCCAACTACAGCAGCTAGACCTAAATTGACTTTTAATGATTTTCAAGTAAATCACTTAGTAGAGACCATTACCATCCCTGGAAGGCCAGTATGGAATCCTATTACAGTAACTGTGTATGATACAAGTAGTGAAATCGGATCAAATAGCTCTACTAAACATCCAATTTATGAATGGATATTATCTTTATACGGAAGAGGACCAGATTTTTCTTATTACCCTTCCGGTAAAGTTAGTTCTAGGGAACAACGTTATAATCAAGCCACTAGGACGAATAATGGTGCATTTAGCCAGTTCAAATTGCCACAAGCGTACATATCGATGTATGATGGATGTGGCACAAAGCTAGAACAATGGACTCTGGAAGGTATGTGGCCGTCAGAGATAGATTTTGGAGAATTAGATATGGGTTCTTCAGAGGTTGCTCTGATTACAATGACCTTAAAATATGATAGAGCTTATCTTGAAGTATTTTAAATAATTAACCCAACGCTTTGAATTCCGATATATTATTTTTAATTCTATTACAATTTTCAATCATTTTTTCAGGATATTTTTTGTATTTAACTATTTCTAATGACCAATCGTCATCCTTGGGCCTTCTGCTCCCAAGGATAATTGCATTTTCATAATGCTCTTTTGCTTTATTATAATTTTTTGAAATGTAATATTCAGCATCTCCTAAAAGACACCAAAATTCAGCCATCAGTGGATTTTTTTCAATACAAGGCATTAAATTAGATATTGTTAAATCATAATTTTTATAAAAATAACAATATACTAAGGAACAATAATATCTTGTCATATAAGATGATATTCCTTTATCTTTATGATGAAAAAGAAATTGATTTGCGATGCGAATAAACTCTTCATACTTTCTGCTCGACAACAAAATACAAGCTTCATAATAATACGCACTGCTATCAAATGGTCTTTCTTTTTGCCATTTCTTAATTTCTTTAATGCACTTCTCAAGGTCTACGGGCACAGAGGAATATAAAGAGGAATTTAAATTTTTTGCTTTTGAATCAACAATAGTTTCAAATACAGGATTGACAAATTCAAGCCCACGTCCCTTTTTCCATAATCTAATTTCTTTAGACAATATGCCATTGTTAATCACATTGAGTTTATAAGAATTAATGTCTTTATTGGTTTCGACTATAGAAAGTTCTTTTATTAAAGAATCAATCCCTGAAAACAAAAACTCCCCAGGGTTAATGTAAAACTGCCACAAAGTGTCCGTTTTATCTACAATAACATTTCTTAATTCAGATTTATTTCCATTATAGGACAGACGAATAACATCAACGCCTAATTTCTTACACACATCTACCGTCTTGTCCGTAGACCCAATATTAACAGCTATAATTTTAGAACTAAAACAGGAAATAGAATTAATGGTTTTTTCAATTATTTTCTCGTGGTTTTGAATTAATACTTGTGTCGTTAATGGAAGCATTTCCCTTTTTTGAGATGAGATATTCAAAGGCATCGTAAAATTCTAAATCATCCTTATAAAAGTCTTTTAACCTTCGGTAGTTAACCTCCAAATGAGGTTTGTCTATTATTTTAGCAAATAAATCAGAAAATTTCATAACCTTATTATAATAGTATGTAAACAACGAAAGGATTAAGCAAACTAAATTCAAAGTTAAACTTAAATTTATATAACATATGGCAACAGAATATTTAAACAACAAATCATTGGAAGCCCTAATCAGGAAATTTCAGGGAACAAAAAAGCAAAAAGAACGATGTGCGCTTATAATCGAAGATTTAAAAGTTTCCTATAAAAGCAGAGAAAATAAAAATTCATATCACAAAAAAAGACTTGAAAGCAAGCAAGAAGAATATACTAGTTCTGAAAATGAGTTCAATGAGCTAAAAGACTGTCTGGCGACAGCGTTTTTGAAACTATCTGAAAACATCGTCAGATACGCCAGATTTAGCTTAATCGATAGCGATGATGCCACACAGGAAGGTGTTATGATATGTTTTGATAAAATCAACCGATTTGATCCCGATAAGGGAAAAGCCTTCAATTACATGACCACATGTATATTAAATCATTTTAGACAGCTTTATAGAAGCGCCAAAAATTATCAAGAACTTAAAAAGAAATACTGTGGTTATATTAAAGATCAACTTGAAGAGGTTTGCGTAATCAATGGTAAAGAAAGAGTCCTATATAAAAGCTCAATGGGCAGAAGAACCCTTGAATAAAATTTAAGTATAATTTACAATAAAGAAAATTGAAGGACTTTACTAATGAAAACAAACCCTCTAGAGACATTAGAGCGACAAGAAATAATTGATAAACTTAAAGAAAATGGGTTTGACGATTTGGTAGAAGCACTTTTAGGTCATGAGAAAAAAGTATACACTAAAAAAGGCCGACTTAATAAAAGTGGGACATGTAGAGTTTTAGGATGGAAGCCTAAAGAGCTTGAAGACATATTGGCGGAATGCCGTGAATTGCTAAGAGATGATTTCCCGCATTTAATGAACGATGATGACGACTAAAAATCCAAAAGCCTAGCCGTAACATTTTCTTGTATTGATTTCAAAGATTTCATTTCTTTTTCTCTATGTTGTTGTAATTTTTTTTCTATAATTTTTCTATAAGTAATGTCTTCTACAGAGCCTTCCAGATACCCTTCCTTTAGGTTTGATTTGGCAGACAAAGAGATCCAATTTCCATTGCCCAAAAGGATTTCAAAGTTTGTTACAGAGCCAGTGTCGTTCAGCATACCAATGAGTTTGCTCCTTAGTTCAGAAGAATAAAGATCAGAAGCTTTAGTGCTTTTCTTCATATGATCCACACTCTTAAACCCAAGAATATCTGCGCACTTCTTATTAGCTTTTAATATTGTTCCATTTTTAATGCTTGTACGGTAAAAGCCAACAGGAGAATTGTTGTAAAATTCTTCATAAAAACTTTTATCTTTTTTAGCTTGATGATATTTTATAGAATTTCTAAGAGTTTTATATAATATTACTTTTGTAAGTTTATTTTTAGGCACATAATCTGTGGCCCCTGTCTGAAGCGCCCGCACAGCTAACATCTCGTCACCATTTTCAGTAACAAATATTATGCTAGATAAATCATCTACTTTTTGAATTAAAGGAATTAATTCAATAGCATCACAGTCTGGCATGGAATGATTGATGATGATTGAATCAAAAGATTTTTTTCCAACCAAAGCAAGGCCTTCCTGGCAGGTTCTTGCTTTTGAAATTCTTACATTGTTCCACCATGCAACAATGTGCGCAGATTCAGTTGAATTGTCAATTTTTAAACAATTTAAAATATCATTGTCAGGAGAAATTAAAAGCACCTTCATATTAATATTTATTATTAATAAATCATTAATACAAAACATCTATCTCGTTGACCACCACAGTAACTTGATCTTCGTATCTTGATAAATCAAGCTGTTTCCTCCCCGGCGGCAATTTTTTCAATTTAGACTCAAGCTCATCAATATGACAATTAATTATAATCCAATGATTTTCTGCTAGTTTTCTATTTTCTTCTTTAATGTCAGCTACTTCTCTGGCGGGGAAATATTCTTGTAATTGGCTTCTATGTTCTCGAAGTATACGCTGATAAAAAGATGTGTTAGCCGGACAAGACGAACAAGATATGCCTTTAAACTCTTTTTGCATTTCTTCCGGTAGTGTGTCCCTGAATCTTTCATCTTGCAAAGCAGCCTTTACATCTAACAATCCTACTTTTCTCATAACCCAATCCTTTCTGCTTTAATTCCTCTTCCGCACTTTGGACAACAATACATTTTTGGCCGTTTGATGTGTCCTCTTTTTGCATGCCCTTTTGGAACGGGGGCAAGTGCTATCTCACTCAATTTTTTAGAATCAGAACCATCCATGATGCTCTTATAACTACAAAATTCACAATAAAATTTATAAGCTCTTGCTGGCATTATTCTTTATCCAAACTTATAATTGTTTGTGCTTCTAAATAATTTAAATACGTGGCCGCAAGCATGGATATGAAGCTAGATGCACATCCGCAAGCAAAAACTTTAAAAGGATCTTTGTCTATAATAATATACCCTAACAAAAAGCCACACCACATACCTGCACATTGATAACAAGTAAAAATAGATGAAATTTTTCTAGGGAGATACTTAAACGCCAAATTTCTCAACCAAGAAAATATAGACCCATCAACTAACACATGCGTCATTCCTATTGATGCTAAAATAAATAAAATTAATTCCGCCATTTTATCTCCAAAACGTAATGTTAACTATGTTTTTGTTTCTAGATACATTAAAATCATTATATCCTACTATGGATGCAGAATTAAGTTTTTCTTCCGTATCCTCAACGTTAAAGGAATAAGTTTTAACAATATGATAGTCGATTAACTCCAAAGCAACAGAATCTTCAAAGTAACTCTCCAATCTTTCTATTCCCTCATCTGTAACAGAGTTTAAAAAATCAATAACTGACCGTTTTCCTAGACTTCTTAAAGAAGGGATTCTTTGAGCTAACGTCCATTGATCAAAATATACTTTAGAATCAGGAAACAGTGCGTGTGCTTCTTTATTAAAGAAAATTAATTCTTCTACGTTTTGAATATTGATTACTATCATAGAGTTATATTAAGATAGTTGTCATCGTACATATTTAATAGGAGTTATAAATGGCAGACGATACTTTCCGACCGACCAAAGAAGAGCAGGCAGTTATTGCAGAAAAAAACAATAAAGAATTAGAAGAAATGGCCTCTATGAGGGAGTCTGTGCAAGAAGAAACTGCACATGTCCCCAGAGAAAGTCCTGTTTCGCAAGGAAACGTTCCACCAATGCAAGGAAACGTTCCACCGGCCATGAAAAAAGCAATGCAGCAGCAGGGCAGTGCTGCCCCACAACAACAGGCATCGCAAATTGCGCCTTCCTCTAGTGGAGGACTACTGGCAGATCTACTTTCTAAAGTTAGAGACACAAGGGTTTTTGAGGCGCTCACTCTGCCGAGTAAAGGAAGATTTTATGACGGTGACGATGGGCCACTTGATGGGGTCATTCATATTAGACCGATGACTGGCGAAGAAGAACAAATTCTCGCAACTCCTAGATTTGTCCGAAAAGGACAAGCCATTGATATGATTTTTAAAAGTTGCATGCAAGAGACCTTTCAGGTAGAGAAATTATTAACACAAGATAGAACATATCTTTTAATTTACTTACGTGGTATTTCATATTCTCCTGAATATGAAGTTGAAATTGGATGCCCTTCTTGTGACACTAAATTTTCTACTGTTCTTGATCTCAACTCTTTATTTGTAGACTTCTGCCCTGACGACTATAGTCAAGATATACAAAGTGGAACATTACCCACAAGTGGATATAGTTTCAAATACAGATTGTCTACAGGAAAAGATGAAACTGAACTGACAGAATACAGAGAGAGAAGAATTAAACAATTTGGAGATACGGCCACTGACGATTCATTGGCTTATCGAACAGCTTGTTTGCTCGACGAAATAGAAGGCCTTAAGGGTACCGCCGAGTTACTTACGCTGATTAAAAACTTACCCATTAGTGATGTAACACACTTAAGGAATACAATTAATGAGCCTCCATTTGGAGTAGACACAATGGTTGGCATTACATGTGCTTCTTGTTTACATGAATTTGAAGTTGATTTACCGTTAGAATCAAATTTTTTCTTCCCAAAGGCACGGAAAACGGAGAAGACTCAAGCTTAGTATTTTGGCAGCAATTGGCGGAAGAATTATTCTTTTTCCAATATCATTTGCGAATGCAAAGGTCAGAATGCCTCCAAATGCCGATCAACGAGCGAAAATGGATGATCGAAAGGTTTATTGCACAGAAGAAGCGTGAAGATGAGCAGATGGAAGCTGCAAAGAGAAAATCAAAATAGAATTAAGATTAACCCATAATGGCAAATAAAGAACGTTTTCAAAATCCCGTTGTAGGGGACACAATAAAGCTTAGATTGTTTACATATAATTCAAACAATCTAACTAATGTGTCAAATGTAGATAAGATAGACATATATTATCTAGATCCTACTTTGACTAGCGGTTCTAATCCTGATGGCAGAACACTTATTCAAACGGTAGCTACTTCTAGTGTTGTGGCTGAAGACACAGGAAAGTATTATGCTGATCTTATAACATCTAATCCAACTTATGTAATTGGACAATACATAGATGTTTGGCATGTAGAATTTGAAACTAATGAAAACTCTGGCGAAATAACTAATTATTTCGAAATATTGCCAGACTTATGGTATACTACCCCTTCTCCGATAGTCTACGATTTCTCGTTCAGATTTAGACCAAATAAAATAAGAAAAAATAGCAAGGTTTACCTGTGTATTGAAATTGAGCCTAATGTTCCAAGAGCAACAGACCTAGCCAGATACTATGAAAGCCTTGCAGTCTTAGCAGGTCTGAAAATTTCTATCGAACAAAGATGTGGAGATTGTGTCCCTGAAGAAAAAGATCTCCGTCTTTTAGTTGATTCCGCCGCTGTGGATTTTAGGGAGAAGAAGTATGGATACTATCTTCTCGACACAACCGATATGGATGCCGGAATGTATGATATCTGGTTCCAATTGGATGTGGGAGAGTCCCGCCACCTCAGTGAAACAATGCAGTTTCAAGTCTACGAATAAAGCATTCTAGAGAATAAACCCCCCAGTCTTTTCTTTTTTTGCTTTACATCGCATTTTCTCGAACGTATAGTTGTGACATAGGGTCACGTTGCAAATACGTGAATGGCCAACCACAACACATTGTGCATAGGATGCAAAAATGGCACGTAGAAAAAAGAGAAGACAACACAAAACGGCTCAGGCACACTTGATCGGAGCGAGCGGACGGAGCAACGCAGAAGTCGTACAAGCTCGGCTTGATCAGGTAAAACAACTTTTCGTTGATGGGAAGGATGCCGAGATTCTTGTTGCTGAACCAACACAACATCCTACAACGACGAAACAAGCTGCGAAACCAACTGTTCAGATTCCATCTATTATACGTCAGGAATCCGAGGCCGAAGCCAAACAGCAGGTTGCCGCTGAAGCGGAAGCGAATCGTGTACATTACGCCGAACAGCGTAAAAAAGACGGAGCTAAAAATCCTTGGCACTATTATGTGAAAACAATCAATCAATACTCTGAGCATATTTTTGTGACTAACGATGAAGCAGAGCAGTGTTTGCTTCACAATGATGGAAATAGAGACCTCAAAAGTCCTACGGTAGAAGCATATGCACGAGACATGCTCTCCGGTAGTTGGATGCAAACCGGCGAGTCAATCGACATTGACACTCAATCTGCCCTGCAAAATGGCCAGCACCGTTTATCGGCAATAATTCGTGCAAACAAGTTGAATTCCAGCTTCAAAGGTCAAGCATTTTATTTTACGTTTAATGTTCCCTACGATAGTCGCTGGGCTATCGACTCAGGCGCAAAAAGAAATGTTAACGACAAGCTCAAATTGGTTCTTGATGTGCACATGGGCAACTCCACTGCTGCCGTTTGCCGTGCCATGATGCGAGGAACCAATGGAAGCAACATAAAATATAGTGAATCAGAAATTGCTGCTTTTGCCCTGAAGCATCAGGACACCCTCATCTGGTTGCATTCAAATATTGGAAAATTGAGAGCCGATGTGATGGCGGCAATAGGAAAATGTGTTTTATGGTACGGGCCAGAAAAAATAGCCGACTTTGCTGATCGATTCCGCACGATGGTCTTTAATGACCAAAATGACCCGGCGAAATTGCTGATGATCTGGCTGCAAAAGACAAAGACGAGCAAGTCGTACACATCACCAGTTGATGTGTACCAAAAATCTCTGTCCTGCACGATTGCAGCGGCTGAAGGCCGCACGATTGCGAAAGTTCGATCTAGATCGGAAGACATCTTCGAGTGGGAAGATGGTTGGGTAGTCCCTACCAAATAAACTCACATCATCAAGCGATGTGACTTCACCCCCTAAAGGAATGGAACCAAGCAGGTTGGATGGACTCTCATCCAACCTGCTTTTTCAAATGGAGCGGATTAATGATTAGAATAGAAATGGCTGATATCAAGGTCAACACCAGAACCAGAAAGTTCATGACTGGACTCGAAAAAGCACTAGCGTACTTTTTAGACGAAGCCGGATTTAAAAGGGCCTCCGAAGGCAGGGAAGAAATATGGAAAATACGACCTATAAAACAATTATCAAACCTTCAAGGAGACATAAAGTGGATAAGGCCAGAAAAAACATATATTGTAGGTAAAGCTAGGATTAAAGAAATAATTTGGGAATTTTATCTAACCCCAGATTTAAGCTATCATAATGTTGAAACCGTATTTGAAAAAATAACTTCTAAAAAAGAAATGAATATAAGTGAAAACAAAAAGTTGTGCAAAGAAATAGATGAAGGTATAGACGAAGAAATTAACAAAAGGCAAATAAAGATTGAAGATCTTTCTGACCCAGAAACCATAGCATTGATGGCATTGGATGAAATAAAAAATGAGGAACACGAAATTAGTGCAAAATTGGCTGGCCCTGCCATCCGGCAGCAAATGTCCGAGCCTACGAGTCAAAAAATGCTTGTCAAATTGACCCAGTTGAGAATAATTGAACGATTGCATTTTGGAACAACAATAGAAGGGGCAAAAGCTCGTACAAGGGGCTACAAGATAACGCAGACAGGATTGGGTCTACTTTACCCAACACCAACGGGAATGCCGTCAGAGATCGACGCAGAGGCCTCAGAGGGCCTTATGGATGATGACAACAATGTTGAAGTCCAAGAAACCATTCAAATTAGTGATGGATCAAGGAAAGCCTTTGAGAAAGCTTGTGACGCCCTAAAGGTGATTGTTACCAAACTGACCAAAAATGTTAGTCAGAAAGAAAAATTCGTTAGGCTTATTAGCGAAGCTGATGAAGAAAATAATACCCTACGTGTGGAGAGGGCAAGTAAAGAACGTGAAATTAGGAGGTTAGCTTCTGACTTGGGATTTGACCTCGAAAGCTTAGAATAAAGGATAAGCCATGAATACAAGACGAGAAGGATTGATAACTGGCGCATGTAATCAAATGATGAAGTCGGGTCAAGGAGGCAGACTGAAGGTTGATGACCATATTCGAGCAAGATTTAAAAAAGAACATGTGCGATCCATAGAGTGGGCAATTGATCATATGCCTCGCATTAGCAGTGCGGTTATTGCAGTTGTGGTCAAATGCATGCTTAAGTACAGCAAAGAAGAAATCACACCTTTCTGTGATAAAATGAAGAATGAAATGTTTGATGGCGTGAATGATCCCACCTACCTTCTATGGATGTGGATGATGCGGAACAAAGGAGAAAACCCCACAAACGTCTACAAGCGGGCTGTGACAGCGGCGAGAGCATGTCTGGAAGGCAGAACCATCTCTGAGATCAGAGCTTCAAAAACTGATATTTTCAATTGGGGCGATGATTATCAGTCTCCATTTGAATCTGATGAAGAACTTCAAGAAAGCCCGTTCCAATGGGCTGATTTGGATGATCAAGTTGATCATGTCGAAGAGAAATTCCACGCAGTTAAAAGACTTATGAAGAAGACACTCGTGCAATACAGAAAAAAAGAACTATGTGTAGAAAGTCAGCACGAAGCAAGTGAGCTAGACAGAGAGTTAGAAGAAGCAGAAGGTTTAATTAGAAACATAAACCAATGGCAGAACAATACAATCTACCTTAAAAACAAACAACCACAAAAATGAAATTCTTATTTATTGATACTGAGACCACAGGGTTAGATGTCACCCCTGACAATCACGAAGTGATTGAATTCTGTTTCATCATTGAAGATGAAACAGGAAGGATTATCGACAGAGGAACCTATAAAGTTCTCCCTGCGAGGATTGATCTTGCACATCCCAAGGCTTTGGAAATTAATGGGTATAACTCCGAAAGCTGGAAAGATGCCCTCACGAAAACAGAAGCCGCTAAGATCATAGCCGAGAAACTCTGCCAGAGGGGGATACCCGTTGGACACAATGTCCAATTTGATATCAAGGCTCTCAATGCTCTTCTGAAAGAAGGTGGTATTGAAGAGCGTTATCTGGCTCATAGGGCAATGGATACTCAGACCCTTGCCATAGAACACCTCATGCCTACTGGCCTTCACAGTGTTTCTATGGATAACTGCCGAAGGTATCTTGGATGGTCATTAGAGAACGCTCATGCAGCCGAGAAGGATACAGAAGACTGCCGCAGACTGTTCCACACCCTCAACCAAGCTACTCGGCTGAAGAGGCTCTGGTGGGGCTTTGTCGGATCTCGCAATATGAAAAAGCAATACAAATAGCCTTCTAAACATGAGCGTTTTATCTTGCCAAGTACAATATATAACCTTATGGAATCTTTCAAAAGATGGTTATTATTACAGGAAATTCATCATGTCTCCATTTATGAAGATGGTGAACTTGTTCCCTTTGAGGTCGATGGAGAAGAAGTAATTGCTATCGATATGAAATTTGAACACTATCCCGAAGAAGACCTTAAAAAGCAATTGAGCCATATAGATTCAAAGTTCTACGGCAAACTCCCAAACCAAGATTTCTACCTATTGCGAGCGCCAGGAAAAACAACTTTATCTAAATCTGTTCCTCATGGATTCATTGAACTCCCCACAGATTGGTGGGACAGAGCATTAGCCATTTATCAAAATGGAAATGTGAAATGGAATCACCCAGCTAAGGCTGCTTAGATGAAAAAGAACGCATCTTCTAGTTTCAATAAATCATCTAAAGCGACTATGGTCCAGTCCCTATAATCCATCTTGTATTCGAAACTAAAGCCAACTAATTCGTTTGTTTTCAAGATGGCCAACCATGGCTTTCTGTTCTTCTTCCAAAGAAGGATAGGCTTCTTATCACATCTCTTTGAGTCGTCTGTGACTTGTTCTAAAAATTCATCAATCTCTCTGTGGCCCCCCACAAAGGCAGAGTTAAGGTCAATATCATCATACCCCCCTTTGCTTTCAATAACAAAAGAAAACCCTTCTGGACAGCACAAATCCCCCGTCAACGTATCTTTAGCGTGTTTAGGAAGATGTCCTACTTGAGACCATCGATTTCCTGACCCAATGGATCTTGAAAAGGTTTTTTTAAACCTTTTAGTCAAAATGCCAGCAAGCTCTCGTTCTCTTCGTTTTCCTTTACTAGCGGAATTCTTTTTTTTGCTTTTGGTCACAAGTATATCTTCTATAATATAATCATCATTATCCATAACTTAGTTAAGTTATGAATCTTCTAAAATTTTTAAAGCCCCTGTAATATCCCAGTCGATTTGTTCTAAAGAACTTAATAAATTAATCAATTCAGATTCAGAAATAGATTGTTCATAAGATAAGTTTTCGACAATAGTCTTAATGTTGTTTATTGAGTTCTTTATACTTTCGCACTTATCATTTACATCATAACAATAATTATTCTGTTCATAAGAAGAATAATCTTTAAAGTCATATGATTGAAAAGTTTCATTGAGATTGTCCGGTATGGGTTCAGAAATCACCTCTCCAATAGACTCCCCTTTTCTTATTTCAATTTTTTCAACATTATTATCCCATGGTATATTTTCTTTATAGCTTTTTTCAATTTTAAACTTTAAAAAATCTTCTTCGTCAACTACTGGGTGTTCTTTTGAAACTTTAAACACCCATAATTCTTCTGTGGGCAATTCAAATAAACGTTGCCTCCCAATAAATCCGCTAGTGAAGACATCGGCACAGCAATCCACGGCCCTTTTCCATATGGTTTCTGTGCTGCAAAAGAAAATTTGGCCTAAATCTTTTCTAAGATCTATTATCCAAAGAGGCCTATGCTGATTTCTAAAAATCCATAAATAACTTGACTCATTCACTCTCTCCCCTATGGCCACAGCCATTTGGCCATAATTGACATAAGAAAAGAATGATTCTAATCCATTCATTCTTGTTGGAATTACATCTTCTGCACACCCCGCAGAAGCATCAAACATTCTAAGAATTATTTCAGAATCGCATTTTGAAATAGTTTCATACTTTTCTTCCAACAGAGAATATTCAGGGATGAACCCATTATGTATTATAGCGACTCTATTGTCTTCGCTCATAAAGGGATGATTGTTTACATTATCACTTGCGTGACCAACTCCTACGGACGACGCCCTTGCATGCAAAAGAAGGATATTTGGATCAAAGTTTCTTACTTTATTCCAAATATCCTTCTCAATAATCTGGCTTGATGTAATTGATTCCTTATAACATATTGTGTCTCCATTATCCCTTGAACCCCAAAATCCAGCAGCATCTTTGCCTCTAGATTCTATTCCCTCAAAGAGCTTTGTAGCCAAAGAAAAAGAAACATGAGGGTTATTAGATTTCCCTATAAAACCGGCAATTCCACACATGATTTCATTTTATCAATAATCATCTTAGTTATAAAGCCTAGTTTAAAGAGCTTCCGGCGGAGCTTCTTGAGGAGCTTCCGG